CTTTTTCCTCGCCCAATTCACGCTTAGCGATTTCAATGGCTTCTTGTTCGGTGTAGCGTTCCTTGCTCACAGCAACGGGATAGTCACCAGTGAATCCGTCAAAATCAAATTTACTCATTATCACGCCTCCTGCAAAGAAAAGTTTTCCGTTGCTGGTGCAAGTCCGCTCTGTGCAACATCTGTTGCTGCAGGTTTCATCGCTCCTTTGAGAAGTTCCGGGGTATCATAGATATTGCCAATAACTTCAATTTGCCTCAGGTCCTGATAATGCCCAAATGGCAGGGTCTCACTTTCCGAGTAAACCAGCCCAAAATATGCTGTCCCGTTTCGCTGCTCAAAAACCACTTCGTGGATTGTATCGCCGTACCTTACGATATCCCTTTCAAAAATCTTGGTGCTGTTTTTATCGGTCATCCCTGTGTACTGACCAACAGTATTAGGGCTTACCTCAATACCTGTAACATCGTTATTCCTGCCGCTTGTGTTGTCCACGATACACAGGATATACCCGCCGTGACCATCAGATATATGGCGTAAATCTCCATATATCCATTTGTCCGCATCTACAGCCTTGCCTCTGAATAATATTTCACGCATCTTCCTCACCGTCCTCCATCATATCGGAAAAATCACCAGATGAATTATCCTCTGTCTCAGATGCCTCAGAGTTATCATTGAGTTGATCCTGAAAAACAAGACGTGTCAGCACGCCGATAAACTCTATGGGGTCAACATTGTCTCCAGACATCTGGGTGTAAAATGCCTTGAACGCATAAAACAGGTCTGTAAGTATCGGTGTTGCATTGCCGTCCTCAGGGATATCAATTTTCCCAGCCGCATTGAGTTCACGGTCCTCTTCGTCCCTAAAAGCGTCAGAAATCGCTGTTAAAAATATGATTTTGTTTGCCATTCTATCCATTTTATTTTCCTCCTGTTATTTTCTGTTATCAATTTTTTCCGAATCTCCCGCAGCCACGATACACGCAACTGCAACAATGGTTATAATACCGATTATCCAGCCTATAAGCAGACCTGTGAGAAACATCATTCTTCACCGCCTGCAATTCCGAGCAATGCTTCAAGCTTCATTTTCTGATTGCTGAGATTTATTCTACGTTCCATAGCCTTCATTGAATCATCCTCAGCATTGCGGATATCACGAGTGCAAATTTTTATTGCGCCTTTTATGGCTTCGACAACAGTTTCATTGCGTTTAACCGCATCAATAGCAGCCTGCAGCGCTTCTGCGTCCTGGTGGAATATTTCATCGTCGCCGTCATCGGTAAAATGACCCTCAGCTTCTTTTTTTAAATCCTCAAGATGACGTATGATTTGATTTTCATTCATTTTTGCATATCCTCCTAATTTCAATTTAAATGCCGTTTTTAGGCACTTTGTGTTTTGGCGTGGAAATTACCCTACCAGCATCCGTAAAGCCTCATACAGCTCATTTCTGTGGGCTTGTCGTTGATTTGGTTGCACTCATGGCATTCAGTTTCTGCAAAACAGTCTTTTCGGTGACGTTTTCGCTTCTTGCCGCAGATATCACAGCAAGCGCAGTCCTCAGAGCCTCGGTAACATCTTCGGGAAGTTTCAGCGGAGCCATGCAGAGAGCTGTGCAAAGGCTCTCAGTCGCCTTGATAGCCTCCTGGTGCTTTCGGCACGCATCGACATAAAGAAATCGCTGCTTGATATCCTCGTTGTACTGAGACAGGAGGCGCTGCTTTTCGGCAGCAGCCTGCTCCAGACTTATGGCTTTGCTTTTAAACATCGCATATACGCCGCAAAGTCGTGCAAAATATCTGTACTCAGCCGCAGGAAACTCAGAGCAATCAATTACCTGACCCTTGCAGCCTGCATTATAGCAGTCGGTCTCCAGCTGCTTGAAAACAGCCGGATCGGAAAAACATTTCTTCAATTTACACCTCCGGTTTATTTTTGATTGCATGATTTACGATCAGGTCAAGGTCAAATGACGGCTGCTTGGAAGGCTGTGCCTTTGCGCCGTCTTCCTCTATCCACTTGACTATCGTGTTGTAGTGATTACGATACGGCTTCTTGCCGCTGGATTTTATGTATTCACTGATTTTATCAACGTACGCATTGACTATCGTGTCTCCGTATTTATCGCAAAGCGATTTGTATTGTTCCGTTGTCAGTCGTACGTTGTTGTGTGTGCCCCTTGCGGGCACCTTACTACTAACACTACTACGTAGTACAGTATCAGTATCAGTATCAGTTACAGTATCAGTATCAGTTACAGTATCAGTATCACTATCCATTTGTATTTTTTTGTATGCGTTTGTATCGTTTTGAATACATTTGTATTCATTTGTATTCAAATGTATATCTTCTTTGTCGCTGACAACAGGCTTTGAAGTGTTGTCGCTATCTTTTGCCCAGCGCTTTTTGATATTTTCAGCACGCTTCTGGCATACTTCGTTGTATCGCTGTAAATCGCCGTCAAGCTGATTGGCAATAAAGGAAAATGCCATTGCTGCCATACCATCGAGGGTAGGCAGCTCTTTTGTGTTGACATATTCCAGAATAGCTTTAAAAAGCTTGCCTGCATCTTCATCGGAAAGTATCTGCACCTGCCTGATGTACTCCGCATAAAGGATAAAGCTCTTCTTTTTCGGCATTCAAACCACCTCAGAACGGCAGCTCGCTGTCGCTCACAACTTCCTCAAAGTCCGAAAGGTCGGCAGGAACGGGAGCAGGTGCAGCCGCTGCCGTATTGTTTCGCTGAGGAGGGGAAGAGCTTTTGTTTCCGCCGCTGTCACCGCCGAAATATGCGTGCTCCGCAAGCACCTCGGTAACATAATGCTTTACATCGGGGTAACGCTTATCGTCGTAATTCCTCGTTCTCAGAGCGCCCTCAATGCCTATCATCTTGCCCTTGGAAAAGTATCTGCCGATAAATTCCGCAGTCTGCCTCCACGCCGTACAGCCGATAAAATCGGTCTGCCGCTCGCCGTTCTGATCCTTAAAGCCTCTGTCAACAGCTATATTAAAGCTGCAGGAAGATATGCCGGACGCAGTCTGCCGCAGTTCAGGATCTGATGTAAGACGTCCCATTAAACACACTCTGTTCATATTGCACCTCCTAAAATTTTGGCTATCATATAGCCTGTCATACGCTTGTCGCAGAATACGAAATCAACATCATACCGCTGACCAATGGTAAAGAGTATCTTGAAAAGCTGCTTTCCGCTGACAGCTTTGGGAGACGTTCTGAGGCGGGGATTTACCCACCCCTGAACATCTGCAAGTGTCTTGATATTGCTTCCGTGTTCGCAAAGAATAATGATCTTTATCCCATTTTCCCGTGCACGTTTAAGCTCATTGGTGAACCTTTCGTGCTGCTGGCAGACATTACCGCATATTTCCTGTAAATTCTGCTTGCGGTCAATTACGACCCTCGGATTGTCAAGGCTCATATAATCGCCTACATAAAGCTTTGACGTATAATGCTGAATGCCTGTTTCATCAAAATAGCTCACTATCTGTTTAATGGCTCTGGATTTTTCTCTGGTATCAATCTGTATAGTCACTTTTAAACTCCTCCGAGGTCAGGACCTTGTCAAGCTGTTTAGTGAATTTACAGTAATCACAGTGTCCGCATCTGGTCGGTTCTTCCTTTCCAGACTTTATTGCCGCATATCTTCCGATATTTGCCTTGACGATCTCCATAGCCGCATCAAGCTCAGCCTGATCCAGACTTATGACCTGTAAGTCGGTCTCCTTTTCCTTTGTGGCTGCAGCAAGGACAAAGGGGAGCGTTTCCCCTGTGTTCTGCCTTACTATCTCCTGATATACAGCGCCCTGAATGTCATAGCCCCATGCTTCATAAAAGCTGAGCCTGCCTCTGCCGTTTACATATATGGGGGAAAAGTCCTTTATGACCTTGAGGTCAACTATGGTCTTGTGCTCCCGATAGCTGTCAATTTTTATCTTGACAGGCACGCCTTCGATCTCGCCCACCATAATTTTCTGCTTTTCTCCGTCCATAGCCTTCATAAAAAAGCTGTCTCGTTCGATTCGGTTGATTATGTAATCCGCCTGATTATATTCAGCTTTCAACGCACCGTCACGCTTGAATATTTCGGGGTTCTTTGCCTTGAAAATATCAAGCGTGCCCTCGAAATGTGCATCGACATACGAGCCTACAAGAAGTGCGGTAGTCTTTTCGGGAGCATATTCACCGTGCAGCTCCGCAAGGGCTGCCGCCTCACATTTTTCAAAGCTTTTGAACTGAGACACGCCCATATATTTCAGATTGTTCTCCGGCGAAAAATAGTCGGTCTGAGTTATGCTGTGGGGTATCATAAATATGTTACCTCCATTTCCGCACTGTCAGTTGTCCTTGTGGCGATGAACTGCACACCCTTTTCCCTGCACTTGTTGTACAGCTTTTCACGGTTTTCCGCACTGAGCTTTTCAGCGCCGTCGATGAGAATTATCTGTAAATTGTTGGGTTTGCTCAGAGCAACGTCAACGCAAAGCTCAAGCTGTTCACCCTCTGAGAGGTTGGAAACGGGGAGACCGTGTATAAGGGGAATGCCGTTCTCCACCGTGAAGCCCTCAATGGGGATAGAAGCGGTTTCGAGTATCTTTCCGGGAAGACTGCGGGCAAGCTCTATCTTTGCTGTAAGCTTATCCGAAGCGGCGGTAAGCTCCTTGACCTCTGCCTGCATAGTTTTCATACGGTTGTATTCGTTGATATACTTCTTCATCTGCTCGGCATATGTTGCCTGCTGTTCAAGGGGAGCCGTGTCAACGGGTGTTTTGTCAGCATATTCATCTGCGACCTTGATGTCAGAATCAAGCCTTGCCACATTTTCGTTATAACGGCTTTCCGCAAGTGCTATCTTATCCGCAAGTATCCCGTCAAGGGAAGCAAGCTTGCTTTCGTTGGCAGCGATCTCCGCTTTCATGCGTTCGATAGATTTCAAAATAGCTTCACGCTGGTTGGATATCGCCATCTTTTCGGCAGCTACAGCGGATTCCTTTTCGCCCTGAAAGCCCCTTATCTTGTTGGCATAACTGTCCTTGAACGCCTTTGCACGCTGAATACGGCTGTTGTGTTCCCTGGCGCTGTTTATCTTCTTATACGCTTCCGCAAGGTCGAAATTCTCCCATTCCTCCGCATTGAAATGCTCGGGTATATCTTTGGCGATATCCTCGATGAACGCCTTCTGATTGCGGATATCACGGTTGATGTCCTGCCTGCGCTTAAAGTAGTCCCCATTTTCGGACTGGATATCCGAAAGTACCTGCAGTATGTTCTGGCTGTAATCAATGCCCTGCGGTATCTCACCGAACTGCTGATTTATCCAGTTAAGGTCCCAGGGAAATTCGATGAGGTCAAGAATGGCCCTGTTCTGCTCCTTTTTGGTCATCTGGGTAAAAGCTACAGGGTCAAGCTGCAAGGGCGTAAAGAGCTGCTTAAGAAAGTTTTCGGGAGAAGATACTTCCTTGCCGCAGTCCTTTACGGATTTATAATCAGCCTGCTCGGTGCGCTTCTTACGATTGATGTAAATACCTGTGTCAGTCTCAACAATGATCTCGCCCTCTTTTTCGCCCTTGTGGATAACATAATCACGGGAGCTTCCATTGGTAAGAGCATATCTGATAGAATCTATTACCGATGTCTTGCCTGTACCGTTTGTACCTGTGATCTCGACAGATCTGCCGTCAAGCTCGGTCTCGGTGATGCCGAAAAGGTTCTTTATTTTTATCTTGGTAGCCTTCATTTTTCATATCCTCCGTTACAGTTCAATTCTTTCAACGGGCTGAATGTCCTCAGCCTCGCCCTCAACGTGTACGCCCATAAGGACTTCGGGGCAATAGACCCTCGCAAAGAATGACGATGCCCTGTATGCAAGCATAAGCTCGGGCATATTCGTCCATTTTGGATTTTTACCGAGCCACCCCTCAGCCCTCGCCATTTTCAGTGTGACCTCGGGGCCTTCCACCCTGTCACCCGTGTCAGCCCATACAGCCGACAGATAACAGCCTCGGTCATCGGTGCCCTTTGTGCCGATATATACAGGGCGGACGCTGCCCGGCTTGAATTTGCCGCAGCCTTCAATGAGAGCCTTGCAAGCCTGCCCGCTCCATGAGGGCTTTCCTTTGACCACATAAAGGTTTTGCATGACCATCATTGGAGATACACCCATTCTGTCAGCCATATCTACAGCGATGGCGCAGTCGGCAGGCTTGTTTTTGTAGTTATCGGGTATTATATCCGCTGTAGAGATTACCTTTGCGAGCTTGTATGCCCTTGAAAAATCAGCAACTATATTTGTGGAAGGCTGCTGCACAATTTCCGATATTGCGGCGCTGCTCTGAGCAGGAGCCTGTATTATGTCGTTTGTTTCCATTTTTATTCCTCCTCAAAAAGTGACATTTGTTCGTTGGTTTGGGGGATATCCTGCCATTTAACACCTATGTAGTCGAGGACACGCCCCCAGCCATATTTTTCACCATCGCTGTCAGTGCAGCATTCATACATCCAGTAGTGCCATTCCTTGGGATTATCTTCACGAAGCCTGTCAAACCTGTGGGGTCTCTGTTCCATATGTACTCCAAACCCGCACATCGAACAGCCTGTCCTTTGCGCCCTCGTGGTGTACAGTGTGCCGTCATCTTTGCGCTTTATCTCGCCATATGCTCTCGGAACGGGAACGTTCAAGTCAAGAGCCAGCTGTAAAAGGTCTTGACGGGAAAATATTGCAAATGGGCAGGAACGAACAGTATTCTTGCCGTAATAATTACAGCCGTTTTTCATCAGTCCCAGTTCTCTTTGACCGCCCTCGGAAGCCATAAGCCCAAGATATGGATAACTGTTGTGTTCTTTCGCCCAATCGTCTGCGGGCTTTTCTTTCATATAGTAGCAGCATCTTGATGATACTTTAAATTCGGGCGGCTTTGTAAATGCCAGATCGGGACGGTGCTCTCGGTAATTGTACCCGAAAAGCTTTATCCATTTTTCAGGCAATTTTATTTTATTGCTGTGCTGAAAATGTCCCTGCTCGCCCATATCTCCCGTCATTATGGCGTGGATAAACGTCTGCTTTTCGCTGTCGGGTGTGAGGAGATAGTTTATCTTGTTAGCTTTTGCCTTGGAAACAACAGGAAAACCCAGCTCCTGCAGCACCTTTGTCTTTGTCATATACGGCGCTATGCTGATAACGCCCAACTGTTTATGTACCTCCTGATTGCCTTTATCTTCGAGGATAGATACGGAAACGGCAGGAACATCAATGCCAATGCTCCGCAAGAAGCAAAGCAGTGTAATACTGTCAAGACCGCCCACAGATACATGGCAGTTTGCGCCATATTCTCCCGTGATTTTCTTGTAAAACTCCCACGCTCTGACTTCGGCATGAGCAACTTTGGCTTCGTAGGGGAGATGCTGTTTCTGCTGAAATTCACGGATATCCATTATTTCTTTACCTCACCAAAGCTATTGCGATAGCGCCTGCCGCATTTGCGGCATAGGCATATTTTGATTTTCATCTTGACATCCTCCTCATTATCTGCTATAATGCAGATGATAATATATCTGTTTATTATTTTTCCTCCGCCTGACCTCGGCTGCAACCGA